GATAAAAGTTTTCCGTTTTGATCAAAATACTGTAAACCAATCGTACCCTTCTGAATCACCCATTTATAACTACCATATATTGTACTGCCAATCACAAGCCGCCCTATATATCCATTACGTACCATTTCCCTTAATTTTTTTATTTCTTTCATAGGATCTACTCCCAAAAAAGCAGAAAACTCAATACCAAAGGAAATCGTTTCTATTTCAGGTCCCTGATATTCCAATAGATCTGTCATAATATGTCTATCATGTGTGGCATATTTGGCGGAAAAATCCCACTTCATATTGTCAAACGTTTTTATGGTTTTATCCGATACACTAAATACAAGATTTCCAAATGCACCTATTCTAGCCATTATTTTATGCCCCCTAGTATGTAACCTTCCCCGTCACCATCTGGAATCATAAGACAAAGTACCATATCACCAATTTGCGGTATCCATTGGGTTAAATATGCGGTATGTTCATGTTCATTAGCCATGCTTACTTTATCTCCATTTTCCTCCTCTTTAGATGGGACTACAGTACGTGGGGTTACTAATATATATAAATCGCTGGATATTATGCCGCCTTTATCACCAAACTTTACACGTGCTCTCATTTTATTCGTATCAACATTCTGCACAATTCCTTTCCGCACAATATTTTTTAATTCTGTCATATCCACCATCAATACCCCTCCAAGACCTGCTGCAATGTTAAATCAACCGTATAACCACCAAATATATTATGCACGGCACGAGTTACTTTGTATTTCCTGTCAAACTGCTGAAATCCCTGCAAATTAACTGTAATCCCTGCTACCATTGCTACATCTCCAACTATCTTTAAGTTGACTTGATACTCCTGTGTGTTCTTTTCTCGTAAACGCTTCTTTGCCAATTCAATCGCTTCTGTTTTATTCCGAACTTTCTCATTAATTTGCAGCGTTTGTCCTGTTCCTCCCCCACGGTCAGGCGTATAGGTATATTCTATTGTTTTCTTACTATCTGGATCTGTATAAGATACGTGACAACTTGTATATGCTGTGTCAGTAAGGCTAGTTTCCATTTTGTATGTTATTATATCACTGTCCCCTCTTTTGAATGTTCTTACAGCAGGTTTTTCATCATAATCTGCCATTCCGTATATAACAACTGTCATTTCTGTCACTTTTAATGCCATGCCCGCTGCATGGCACAAAGTCTGTAAAAATCTTATATCAGATGTTTGCACTTGTTCCTTACGCTTGTATTTTGGATTTTCGGAGGCTTCATACATCAGTTTTAATCCATTTTTACTGATTATCTCCTCTGCTATACCTTTTAACGTATAATTTTCCCATGCCCTCGACTTCTTTTCCATACGTAAAGTTGACGTATATGGAATAGATGTTCCTTTTACTGTCATTTTTGTTGGTGGTCCAGTCATATTTATACTGTCAATTTCAAATGTGCCAATATTAAGAGTCGCATCTTTTCCTGTATCTTCCCAATTTTTTTGTTTCAATACTGCAGTGATAAATTTGGGTTCTGCTATTTTTTTATCTGTATTATCTGTTGTGTTTTTTCCTGTATTTTCCCTTACTGTTATCTTAAATACCTGTCCTGGATAAATAAGATGTGGATTAGAAATATTGTTTTCTTGCGCTATTTGGGGGTACTTTGTTCCACTTCCAAGATACTTTAATGCAATTGCCCAAAGTGTGTCCCCCCTCTTCACAACGTAGTTAATTATATCTTCTTTTTTACTCTCTTTTTCAGAAGTGATTAGGTATTTTAACAATTTATTTTCTCGGTCCTCATATACAAGTTGGAAATCATCTGCACCATCACCTTCCTCGTCTGTATATGTCGCACCTGTTAAGTGCAAATTCATGTCTTCAGTAGGGTCCTTAACATTCACAAATGCAAGTTGTAATTCTACTCGTCTAGCAAGCTGTTCTTTGTTCATAACAACCTTCCTCTTTTCCACGGGGGAAGTTCCATATTTATTCTCTGTTTCGTATCTGGAATCGTGAGCGTTACTCCTGCAGAAAAGACAAAAATTGCCGCATACTCAATATTAGCCCTTATCAATAAGTCTGTATAAAGGACACTCCCCATCTGCTCATACGCTATTTTATCCCACATATCGCCGGATATTGTTATGTATTTTTTAGACATATGCAGACCGCCTTTCATTACTTGCTTTTTGGCTTAACAGTTCTTCAAGTTTCTGTACTAAACCTGTGCTTAATATTCTTTCCAACTGTTCTTCCAAATCTTCTGCTTTTCCTCCGTCTACATGAATTGTATTGTTATTGTGAACTGTAATTGCGTTTCCTCCATGATAGCTATTTTGTGCATTTACAATATTATTCGGTTGCGTATATGCCTGAAGCTGCGATTGTACTGATTGAACATTTATAACACTGCTAGATAATTCCCGTCTCATACTATCTGTTTCTGCAGCATTCAATATTTTTTCTCCGCCATTCATAAACATCAGTTCTGGTCCATTTTCCCCAACAACAGCAAAACCGCGTTCCGCAGATATTGTGCCCGACGCATAACCTTTTTTATTTCTACTCTGTATGCCTCCAATACCTCCTGCAGTGTTTAATACTGCCTGTGCACTACCATACAGTTGAGGCGTTAATGCTGCTAATGCTTGTGATGCAATACCTGCATAGGCATTCTGTACTTGTGCTGTCATTGCTCCTGCGCCATCAATAAATCCCTGAATTGTTGCTTTCCCAGCCTCTGCAGCCTCACTCTCCAAATTCATTGCTTCTATGTCTTCTGCCAGTTCTTGCCCCAATGCATCCATCTGTTGTGTAAATTCCAATGAAACATCAGCAATATTTGCAGCAACTTCATTCTGTTGTTCCTGTAGTTCTTTCCAGTTTTTAACCATTTCTTGCAGCTCTTCATCACTTGCAGTTGCCATACCTGCAATTGCATTTACACTTTCTTGAGAACCATCTGCAAAACTGCCAATAACTTCACTTAGTCCTGCAATCTCTCCAGAACGATCTGACAGCATCTGTAAATTTGCATTATAATTCTGCCAATATGTTACTTGCGATTCCATAGCACTGTTTATGTCTCCAGCACTTTTCTGTGTTACTTTTGCCGCTTGATCCCATAAACTATACTGGCCTGAAATACTGGTATATGCAGAATCGTAAAGTTCTTGATATGTTTCTGTCAAAATTTGGGCTTCTTGTGACACCAAACCAATTGCTAGAGAAACCTCTGATTCCTGTTGTGCTATTCTAGCAGCAGCATCCGCCTCCTCCCTTTCCGTTTTCGTTAGGGATTCGATTGCAGACTCTGCAGATTTAATTGTCTCTTCTGCTGCCTTTACAGTTTCCGTGTCTATAGCAACAGCTTTTCCTAAGTTCTCTTGTTCTTTCCTAGCCTTTTTTATTTGTTCTTGGTAGGTTTCCAAGGAATCGCTCAAGCTATAATATTCTTCTGTAAGATAATACGTAGTATTTGTTGCCTGTCCTGTTTCTTCGGAATATTTCTTTGCTGCGGCCTCTGCCTCTTTCCACATTTCTTCCATTTGTGCCACAGCTTTATTATAATTTTCCAGTGCGGCACTCTCTTCTGTTTGTGCCTGTGTCAGCTTTATACTATTTTCTGCAGCTTCTGTCATAACCGCACTGTATTCATCATATAGGCTATTAAGATATTCTTGTTGTGCCTGTTTTTCCGCATTCTGCTTCCATGCTTCTGTCTGTCTTCGTAGGGCTTCTGTTCCGCCCTCTATAGAATTTGTCTGAAGGTCGATATAATCTGCTAATTCTGGAATTTTCCGCGTCAGCAATTCCAATATATTGTGATATTCTTGGTTTTCTGCAACATTACCATCTGTTGCTGCCTCGATTGCTTCCAACTTCGCAATATAGGTCTCCGCTACCGACGCTGTGGCATTCATATTTACAGAAGCTGTATTATAGTTTTCCGCAGCAAGAGACATAGACTCATCCATATCTTTTGCTGCCTCTGTTAATTCTCTTACAGATGGAACACTTTCATTGGCAGATGTTGTCATTCCAACAATAGCCGCTGTTAAGGCCGCAACTCCTGTCACTGCTGCCAATATAATACCTACTGGTCCAGTGAAAAGTGAAGCAATATTTAGCAACTTAATCACCTTTGTTATTGCTGCAAATGCTGTCAGCCCTCCAACTGCAGCCCCAATTATCCCTACAAAAGCGGTCGCTGCTTTTATAAGTGCTGGATGCTTTTCTATAAATTCTTTCATTTTTGAAAAAACATCTGCTGCAATTTTATATAGTTTTGTCATTTCAGGCGTAAACTGTTCTCCTACAGCGATTGTCACGCCTTCCCATGCAGATTGTGCCAATTTCAGTTGGCCGTTCATATTGTCCAATTTAATACTGGCCATTCTTGATGCAGCCCCATTACAATTATTAATAGACTCTGTAAGAGAATTATAATCTTCATCGGTCGCATTAATAATCGCCAATAGTCCATTATATCCCCGCTGCCCAGCAATCGTCATGGCGTTGCTTGTTTTTTCCGCGTCTGACATCTTTTCAAAGCATCCACGTAATTCATCTATTGTTTCAGAAAATGTTTTCATGGTTCCGTCTGCTTTTAGAGCCGTAAAATTATATTGACCTAGTTCTACGCCAGTTAATTTTGCGCCATCCAGAAGACCATTAAACGTATTTTTTAGGGCTGTTCCTGCTATACTGCCTTTAATTCCACTGTTTGCCATAAGACCAACCGCCACTGAAACATCTTCTATGCTATAACCCAATGCCCCTGCTATACTTGCCGATTGCTTAAATGTCTCACCCATAATAGACACACTTGTATTACTACTTGTAGCCGTAGCTGCAAGAACGTCTGAAAAACGTGCTGTCTCTGCTGCGGACATGCCAAATGCTGTTAGATTATCTGTAACAATATCAGACACTCTTGCAAGGTCTTCCCCTGATGCTGCTGCAAGTTGTATTACTCCATCCAGCCCTTGCAACATGTCCGACGTTTCCCAGCCTGCCATAGCCATATATGTCATTGCTTCGCCGGATTCTTGTGCTGTATATTTCGTTTCTGCCCCCATCTGCTTTGCCAACACTGATAAGCTTTCCATTTCACGCGCGTTTGCTCCAGATAGCGCTTCCACCGTGGACATTGTTTCTTCAAATTCTCCAGCAACACTGATACACTCCATATATGCATCTTTTATTTCTTTTAACGCTGACGCTATTCCAGCCGCTGTTATCGCAGAAGCTATCGTGTCTATAGCATCTGCACTACTTGTACCAAATTCTTGTGCGCTATCTGCTGCTTCCTCCTGCCTGTTTCTTAACTCCTGCATTTCGGATTCCAAGCGTCGGCTTTCTCCGGTTAGATTTTCTGTGTTAATTCCTGCTTGTTGTAGCGCAGCTCCCATCTGATGCAGTTTTTCTTCCTGCTTTCCCAATGATGCGTTCGTTTTATCTATCTGTTGCTGTTTAGATAGTAATTTGTTTTCCAAATCAGAAGAAACGCCTTCCGTTTCCTTAATTTCTTTCTGTATGTTATCATATTGCTGCTGCAACATTGCTAGTTTCTTCTGTGTAGCCTCAACAGCAGACTGCTGTCTCTGATATGCAGATATATCAGCTTGCGTCTTGTTTAGTGCGCCTATCTCTTTTTGTATGGAGGCGACTACAGACTGTGCTTCTTTAAAAGCCCCTTTATACGAGCTATTTAATTGGGCGCTTAGTTTAAACGCCATTTCAAATTCTTTTCTGTCGCCCATCCTCCTACTTTTACTCCTTTTTATATTCTTCCTTTATCCTATTGTTTGTTTTTATCCATTTTAAGAACTCTATTAGTGGAATGGAAAGCCAAAATCCCACATCAGTATTGTTATTCCTTGCCATTACAAGACACTGATAACGCAACCATTCCCCTCCATCTCCTAATACAATTCCGTTTTCAACAAAAAAGATCTTGCCGCACTCCGTATTTTGTTATAATCTCTAATTGGTAACGCAGCCAGAACATTTGTGGCAATTCCTTCCACACTCGCCCGTGATGCCATCCGAATAAGATACTCCCCTGAAAGTGACGGAATTACCACAGGAGTTCCCATTGACTGCATTTCATTTTCGATTGCCAACCCGTCTTTTCCTGTCAGTTTTCCCCAGTCAAAATGCATACTTTCATACGTTTGTCCTTCATACTCGAATTTTTTATCAAGTTTATGTATGTACTCATAGGTATTTTCATTTTGATCTGCCATCTGTTTTGCTGTATCTAACTCTTTCTTATCAATTTCCATCTTTGCATCCTCCGATTTCTTACTTACCCAATGCGCGTCTTACATCTTTTAAGTAATCCTTATCATTCATATAATAAATAAAATTGATTGGATCTACTTCTATTCGCTTTTGTCCATTTTTCCATAACGAATAATATGACACTGCAAATTCTCCACTAGCATCTGCTGGGGAAGCAGGCCCCAATTTCCCTGGTGTAAACTTTTTTGGTCTCAAATGAACAATATATTTCATATCGTTTATTTCCAAAGCGCTGGTTCTCGTATTCTGACTTTGTTGTGCACTTCGCAAGTCAATTTTATGTATGCGTGGTTCTGCCAGACGAATTGCGGCCTCTGTCACAGTACGAAAATTCAGTGTCATTGACATTGCAGCCAAATGCCCGACTATAACTGTTTCAATATTTCCTCCAATACCTGCTCCTTTAATTTCTTGCGTTAGGTTTGTAAGCTCTGGAAGCGTTACATCTGCCATTCCCAAATACTCGACACCATCTTCATATATCGCAAAATTTATTACTGCTTCATCAATTCTTGACATTTTTCATTCCCCCTACGCTGTTAGTCCAGAAACATATGACATATCATATTCCAGTACAAATTCCAATTGTTCTAACGGTGATGGTGGTGTAAGATAAATATGGAATTTTGCCTTTCCAGATGCTAATGCTGTATCGCTGTTTTCTTCCTCAAGAAATTCTACATGTCCACCTAATATCTTCTCGTCTGCTGTCAGACTATTCAGCCAGTCATTTACTCCCTGCAAGATAGCGTCAAGTAACCTGCGATTTAACTTACGGTCAATATAATTCCAATATGAAAGCGTTACAGTTTTTGCAACCCACTTAAACATACGAGATATACAATAGAAATAATCTACTGGATCTGTATTTGCAGGAAAACACGCTGTCCAATCTCCCCAACTCACAAAACCATTGTAGAAATTCAATCCTGTAATAATGCCGTTATCATTCAAGTAGTTAGCTTGCTGTAAATCAAGCATAACTTCTGTCCCATCAGCTAATATCATTCTGTCAGCCTGCAGTGACTTGTTTGACGCACTTTCACACGGAGTACCACCACCCCACATTTCCGTATTGTCTACTTTCGCAATTAAACCCGCAAGCTGCGTGGAAAAATTAAACTCCCTTTCCCCCAATGCCAATTTGGGAAAGCAAACAAGTTCATTCGGCTTTGAAAAATTCTTCTGTTTCTTCCATTCCGTAGCCTCCGAATAATATGTCACACCTGTTTCTGTAGTATCAATATCCAGAATCGCAACAGCTTCAAAGAGACCATTAATGTTTTCTGCCTTTGCAGACATTACC